CGCCACACCCGCAGAAAAGGAAAAGGGTATCAAGCACGGTGCAGAGGCAATGGAAGATGTTGCGGGTGCTATGATTGGTGACAATCTATTTACCGTGCAGTTTGCTGCGGGAATGAAAGATCATTCAGACTACCTACAAGCCGACAGAAGTGAAGAACTTGCCAAGCTTTTGCAGTTTGGTGCAAAGCGGTTCATCACCGAGAAGATTGCGTTTGCTGACGATGTGGACTTTGAGGAGTTTATCGCGCCACGGAAAGTGGGCTTGATGACGCCTTCGTTTCCGAAGCTTATGGAGAAACTGGAAGGCTGGAGGCTCAGGGAGCTGACCCTGCTTTTTTCAATGGTTGGCACAGGCAAATCGACCGTGACAGCATCGCTCGCAGCAGACTTCAATGCCGCTGGCGAGAAGGTTGGCCTTATCTTTCTCGAAGAGGAGTTGAAAGAAACCTTGCAGCGTATGGTGGCGCACCGCCTGAAAGTGAATTATAACAAGTTCAAGAAAGACCCACTGTCGTGTGCATCTCGTGAAGATATCAAAGAAGCATATGATTATATGGCTGACGATCAGAAGATTGTTATGCTGAAGCACTTTGGTAATCTACCCATCACTGAACTTATGAATAAAGTGCGTCATATGCACCTTGTTTGTGGATGTAAGTACATCGTAGTTGACCATTTGACACTTTGTGTGTCTGGGGGAGAGAAAGAAGTGGACGAGCGCAAGAGTCTTGACCGTGTAATGACCGAGCTGGGGGCGTTCTGTGCAAGTAACGACGTACATATCATTGCTGTGTCACACATTAATCGCTCCGGCGTCGATATGAAGCCTCCGAAGGATGGCAAGGATGGGCCTGAACCATACTGGATCACCCTGAACACTTCAGCGCTTCGCGGATCAGCAGCACTTGAACAGCTTAGCTGGACTATTCTCGGACTTGAGACAGAGATTCGTCCTGACCGTAGCCGAGGCCATGTACGTCTTGTTGTGGTCAAAAATCGCCCAACTGGAAAGCTTGGTGTGTGTGACACGTTCAAACTCAACGATGATACAGGGGCAATTGAGTTGTTTTTGGAAGATGAGAGCTACGGATTCTAAATAAACCTTGACGTATCTCTGCTAACACTGCTAAGATACGTCATCTACTGAATAGGAAAGCTTTTGAAGGTATGTAAAACATGTAAAGAGAAGTTATCGGATGACGCATTTTATATCACCAAGAAAATGCCTGAGTTTAATCGGCTACATCACAGTTGTAAGAAATGCGTTCTAGCTGTTGGCAGAAAGCGTTATGCTGAAGAACCGGGCAGAAAAGAAGCACATCGAGCGAAGATGGCCGCGCAGCGTGAAGACCCTATTTTCGTTGAAGATGCTCGGCTTCGATGTCAGAGGTTTTATGAAAGTGTTGGTGGTAGAGCAAAGACCCTTTTCAAAAGTGCTCAACGTCGCGTGGAAAACAAAGAGGCATTTGACATCACAGCAGACTGGATTGAAGAGCGTATACGTAAAGGATTTTGTGAAGTAACCGGAATTGCTTTCGATTTCAAACAACATCCTGTTTATTCCAAGAACCCGTATTCACCGAGTATCGACCGTATTGACTCAACAAAGGATTATTGTAAAGAGAATGTTCGGTTCGTAATATGGCAAGTGAATATGATGAGAGGCGAGACTTCTGATGACGAAATGCTCGAAATCTGTTATAAATTTATTGAGGGTATAAAGAATGGCAGGTGTGAAATGGGTCTATGACCTCGAAACTTTTCCTAATTGTTTCTCAATGGCAATTATCCGCGCAGACGGAAAGTTCCCCAATGTGTTTGAAGTAAGCTCGCGGAAGAATGATATTGAGCGAATCTTCAAGTGTCTGGACTACCTGAACGAACAAGGAGATTATCTTGTAGGTTTCAACAATTTGCAATTTGACTACCCTGTCCTCCACAAGCTTTTAGGCATCCGTGACAAGCTTCCTGTAAAAAGTGAGACGATTGCTCGCAGAGTGTATCGCTTTGCACAGGAACAAATCGAGTCGATGAAAGGTGAGTTCGCCAACACAGTTAAGACTGACGAACGTTATGTTAAGCAGATTGACCTATTCAAGATTCACCACTTCGACAACAAAGCGAAGATGACCAGTCTGAAAATGTTGGAGTTCAATATGCGTGAGCACAACATCGCTGACTTGCCATACCCTGTCGGTAAAGAACTCCTGACAAATGAAATGGACGTTCTGCTGAAGTACAACATGCACGACGTTATGATGACGCTGGCCTTCTACAATCACAGCTTGTCGTCTGTGGAGTTCCGTGAGCAGCTTACTGAAAAGTACAAGCGCGACTTCATGAACCACAATGACACGAAGATCGGAAAAGACTATTTTATCATGGAGCTTGAGAAGCTGAAGATTCCCGTGTATAAAATGGAAGGAGGTAAGCGAAAGATCAATCAGACAAAGCGGAGTGTTATTCGCATCAAGGAATGTCTGTTCGATTATTATACGTTCAAACGACCTGAGTTTATCGCTGTGAAAGATTGGCTTGCTAAACAGGTTATTACTGAAACCAAAGGCGTGTTCTCGGATATTATGGAACACGATTTGGGTGATGTCGCCAAGTACGCTGAGATGATCGTCAAGCGCAAGAAGTGGAAAGCTGAACCTACTCGTGAGGAATACGACGCTTTCAAGAAAGAGTATCCCTGTGGTTGGTGCGACAAGGTTGAGTTGAAAGCGAAGAAAAAGGGAGTTCCGCAGCATTCGTACTGGGCTTGTTGGAAGGTTGCTGAGACGCTGAACGTGGTGATTGATGGCTTCCGATTCGACTTCGGTACAGGAGGCATCCACGGCTCTCTGAGTGGCAAGATTGCTCGGCAAACGAAAGCGTATCAGATCATCGACGCCGACGTTAGCTCCATGTACCCAAACATTGCAATCGCTAACAACGTGTTCCCTGAACATCTGTCGCAGCGGTTCTGTACGATTTATAAGGACGTGTACGAACAGCGCAAGAGCTACCCAAAAGGAAGCGCCGAGAATGCGATGCTGAAGCTGGCACTGAACGGTGTGTATGGCGACTCGAATAATCAATTCAGTCCGTTCTATGATCCGAAGTACACGATGGCGATTACTATCAATGGGCAGCTTTCATTGTGCCTATTAGCTGAGCAGCTTATGGAAATCGAAGGTGTCAAGCTTATTCAAGTAAACACTGATGGCATTACAATTGCTTTGCTGCGTGACAAGAAAGAGCAGTATGACCAGATTTGTGTAGACTGGCAGAAGCAGGTTGGTTTGCAATTGGAATACGCTGACTACGACAAGATGCTAATCCGTGATGTCAACAACTACATTGCTGTGTACACGGATGGAAAGACGAAGAAAAAGGGTGCCTACGAGTATGAGGATTTGGGCTGGCACAAGAACCACTCGTCTCTGATTATCCCAATGGCTGCTGCTGCACACATGCTAGAAGGTGTGGACATTCGTGAGTACATTATGAACCACAAAGAGAAGTTCGATTTCTTCTTACGTGCCAAGGTTCCTCGTAGTAGTCGTCTCGTGTTGGTGTTGGAAGACGGTACAGAGATTCCTCAACAGAACATCTGTCGTTATTACCCGTGCAAATCGGGCGGTAAGCTGGTGAAGATTATGCCACCCTTGGAAGCTGGTGGCGAAGAACGTAGGCTTTCTATCGACAGTGCTTGGAATGTAAAGCCTTGTAATGATATCAGTGAATATGTTGGTGATATTGATTATGACTATTACGTTGCCGAGGCTGAGAAATTGGTGATTACATGAGCAACTGGGACTACACCAACGACGGCGTATGGCTAAGCGGCAAATTCTACGAAATCCCAGCCAGCGCCTATTACTCACGAGAGGAGGAATGATGGTTAGTGAAGCATACAGTGAGGGCTATGACGCTTATTGGAAAGGTGTAGACGCTGACGAGAACCCTCACTACACGGCATTTAGTGATTTGTCTCAAGATTATTACGACTGGAACAAAGGTTGGAATGCCGCCGAAGATGAATACTACGAACAGTGTGACCAACGAGAATCGGAAGCTTGGCAACAGTGTTTAGCGGAGGGCTTTGATGAGTGAAGCCTACGACGAGGGCTACGAAGCGTTCATTGCAGGCGAGAGTTTCTTTAGCTGCCCCTACAATTATGTAGACGGACATGACATGCATCCACAAGAATACTATGATTGGTATCGGGGATGGCATACTGGTGCTGATAAGTTTGGTGATAGTCGTGCCTAGGAAGCAGATTCGTCCACCTATAAAGCTCAGAAAACTAATGTCACCACTAATCGAACTATGCCGAACGAAGATACTGACAGCCCCGCCTCAGACCACTAGCACGGCCTTGGGAGATAAGCCCATAAGCATCGTTCTCAAATTCTCTGTAGAGAACAGCCGTATAGCCTACCCTGCAAAGGGCTTCCCAACTGGGCAGGTGATTGAGAGGGGGGATGGGTGGGTGGTTGTGAGGTATGATGTGAAGAGACTGCTTAGCTGGTTTAAGGAGAAGGCTTATTGTAGCTTCGATGCACAAGACCTCTTCCGAATGCGGCTACCGATAATGATGCGCTTGTGCAAGATGGAGTTGGGGCTGGACAGGATGCTTGAGGGTGTGGACGTAACGCAACACTTTGACGAAATTCATAGCACAGATAACGAATAGCTTGCATAGCGTACACAATCGGAGTATAATGGTCGTATTCAATCAGGAGGTGTTATGAAAGTTAAATACTGTGTAGTACGTTTCAAGAATGGCAAACCAAAACTGACGTATCTGCAAGATAGTGATGGCTGCACTGAAAGGTGGACTGAAGAGAAATCTATTGCTGAGTACACTGTGGAGAAGCTTTCCAAGACCTTCCCGGATGTGTCGTACAGCGTCTTGGAAGTCCCATCCAGCAAGATTATGCATCCGGGGGATTGATGAGCGCAATGGCACAGCTACAAATCGCCTACGAACTCTGGAAAGACTGGCTAAGAGAAACCTTCGGATCAGGCATCGCGTTTCCTACGGAGCATTTGGCTCCGGGCTATGTGGGAGGGTATTCTAAGTGATCGAAGAAATGGTTTACTCGAAGAGCGAGGAAGACGGCTACACCGACTTGTGCTCTGTGCTAGATGACGCAGAAGTGGGCGACACTATTTATTTCGGAGTGCCTTCTAGGCCATGCCCAAGTCGCTTTGTTCCGGGTGCAGATTGGATTGCTGAGCATATCCATGAGAGCGCTTATGACAATTGTGGAGAGTGGGCTGAGGACAACATCGAGATTAGTCCAGAGGCTTACAAGGTGTTGGACAAGCTTCTTGAGGATTGGGCTAAGGAGCATGTGAAAATTACATTCTTCATGGTCGAGGACGTGCAGAGCCGTGAGGTTACTGCGGAAGACTTAGAGTAAGAGTAACAACAGCCTGTGCGTAGGCTGGGAGCAAGAGCATCGCACACCATAATCAATCGAAATAAATAGGAAAACAAATGGCAGATAAAAATCAATACGGTGTTCTGGAAAACGTCACTTTCGCTTACGCTAAACTGGCAGAACCAACGAAGAAGTACCAGTCGGAAGACACTCTCTACGAGGTGGATTGCATCGTAACTAAGGCTGTTGCAAAAGCATTCAACAAAGACTTCGCCAAACAAAAAGCCAAGGAACTTGACCGCGAGGATTTCGTTGCCAAGTATAAGATGGAAGCGCCTTACGAGGGTGATGAAATCTACGTCATCAAGCTTCGCAAACCAGCAAGCAAGGATGGTGAAGTGTACGACGAGAAGTACCGCCCCCGCGTAATGATCGACATGAACGACGGAGAGCGCGTGGACGTAACTACAAATAAACTTCTGAGTAACGGCTGCGTCGGGAAGGTTTCCTACCGGATCACTGAGAACGATTTTGGCCGGTTTGCACAGTTGAACAACTTGCTAATCCAAGAGAATGACTTCATTGAGTACAAGAGTGCTGGTGGTAACGCCGGTAGCGAGTTTGGCGACAACAAACCTGTCCGTGTGGAACCCGCAAAAGAAAGTGCAACCAAGGCTCGCGCCAATAAGGAAGTTGAGAAGCCCGCGAAGGCCAAGAAAGAGGAGCCTGAACAAGACCTCTCGGACAGCCCTTTTTAGTCTTAACTAAACAATGCCTTGCATCTTAGGGTGCGGGGCATTTTCTATTAGGGAGGGCTATGGGAATTGTAAAAGGGTTGGGTATCTACACAAAGGGCAAGTACCGAGCATCGGATAGCGACGGTGTTAATACAAAGGCTTACAGCATTTGGAAACGAATGGTCGAAAGATGTGTCGAAGAGTTTCAGGTCGGTAGGAACAGGACATATGTTGGCTGCAAACTGGATGATAGGTTTCTGCACTTCCAAGATTTTTGTAAGTGGGGAGAGCAACAGATTGGCTTTCTTCAAGATGGTTACGAGATAGACAAGGACATCTTAGGCAATGGTGGGAAGGTATACTCCCCCGATGTCTGTGTTTTCATACCCGCCAAGTTGAACAAATTTCTTACGCTAAGCAATGCAGCGAGGGGTAATCTTCCACTCGGGGTTTCTACCAACGGTAATAAATTTAGGTCAAGGCTCCACATAGATGATGTTTGTGTGTTTCTAGGTAACTTCAATACACCGGCAGATGCTTTTGTTGCTTACAAAAAGGCCAAAGAAAAAGAGGCTAAACGTCTAGCTGATTTTTATAGGAATTGCACTGACCATAGAGTCTACGAAGCTCTTCAAAATTACGAGGTTAATGAGAATGAGTGATATCGTTTGGGATTATGATTACCTTAAATACACAATCGGAAGTATCGCTGAGAAGCGAAGCATTGTGGTGACTCACAAACAGAGCGGGAATCAAAAAGAGTTTAATACGCGTACAGAGTTTTATGGGCACTACCTTAAAAAAAGTGGCGGCTGGCTTGCTGAGCAGAACGTGAAGCGTCTTACCCCGTTGCTGCCAGAGGACTTCGATATTGAAGACAAGCAGACACCAGAGCCTGTTAAGTTTGCTCTGCGCGCCGTTGACACACACATTGACGGCGTGACGGATAAAATTGGTAGCCGCGATTATTATGGTTACATTGGTAAGGGGGATAGTTGGCGTGTCGAGGCTTCCACCATCTTGAAGTATAAAGGGCAACGTGAGGGGAGCCTTCGTCCGATTCATTTGGAAGCAATCGAAGAACATCTTATCAAAAAGCATGATGCACAGATCGTTGTGATTGACTGCACGGCCAACAAGAAACTTATTCTAGTGGGTGTTGACAAGGATTATTGTGGCTGTGAAGTGATTCTTATGAATCCTGACAAGATGGTGAAGCCGGAGAAGATTAGTGGCTTTGGTAAGCTGTACATCGGATCGGATAAGAAGGTTCGTGGTGAGGGTCGTATCTTTTTGTACCACCAAGTTTTGAGTAATGATGTTTCTGACAACTATGCTGCTAACAGCGCCACGGATATGAAGTGGGGCGAGAAGGCAAGCTATGCATTGCTCAGTAAGTGCTCTAATGATAAGCAGGCTTTTGAGGCGCTTATCGGAGGGTACAAGACGCTCTATCCCGAGCCGAAGGAGATCGTTGGATGGCGCGGGGATAAGATCACTACAGACTGGCATTATGTTATGCAGGAGAACTTTACGATGGCGCACATGCTCCGCAGCGACACAGACCGATTTATTGTGAAGGATGTGTTGGATAAGCTGGGGATTGTTTATGCGTGAATACAACGAAGCATATCTACGGGAGTGCCTTTACGAGAAAGACGGCATCTTAATCTGGAAGGTGCGTCCGCTTAGGCACTTCGCAAATGTTTCAAAGTGGAAGATGTGGAATACCAAGTATGCTGGCCTAGAGGCAGGTAATAACAGTAAGCGAGGCTACAAGAGGTTCAACCTGAGTGGTGAGTATTATTCCTGCCACCGCGTCGTGTTCTTACTTACACAGGGCTATTTGCCAGAAATTGTAGATCACAAAGATACCGATAAGCACCACAACGGCGGAACAAACCTACGTGAAGCTGGCTATTCCGAAAACAACCAGAATGCGAGTTCTCATGTTGACGGTTCCAGTAAATACAAAGGTGTATCTTGGTCTAAGGACAAACGGAAGTGGCGAGCCTATTGCACAGACAGAAGGTTGGGCAAGACCGTTGATGGAACGAACAAGCAACGCTACGTGGGTCAGAGTACAAGCGAGGTAGAAGCTGCCCTACTTTACGATGCAGCCGCACGAGATGCTTTCGGGGAATTTGCTTGGCTGAACTGCGAACATTTTGAGGAGGTAAAGAATGCGGCAACTCAGTAAACAACCGTGGGAGACGTGTCCTGATGTGTGGAAGACACATGCACAGTTCATAACGTGGGTACGTGGCGTGTTGCGTAAGGGGTGGAAGAATTTTCCGGTAAAATTGGAGTACCTGAACAGCCGTAAGAAGCGTATCAAGAACACTAACCCGAAGTCTGCCAAGACTCACCCTACTGTTTGGGGTTGGGAATGTGAGCAGTGTAAGCAGGAGGTTAAGGCTGTCGAAGTAGACCATGCAGGAACTGTGCAAGGAAAGTTCACAGGCTTCGATGAGATTCAAGGCTACGCTGAGCACTTGTTCTTGGTAGACTTCGACTCACTGGAGTGTGTATGCGTCCCTTGTCACGCCACCAGATCGCTGGCGCAGAAACGTGGCATCAGCTTTGAGCAGTCGAAGATCGAGCAGAAGATAATTTTAGCTATGAAAGATAAAGTTGCGATTCAGATTGCTAAGTTGACGAAGCTCAAGTACAATGACGTATCCAATGCTGAAAAGCGCAAGGCAGCGTGGACCGACTACTTTAACAAACAAGGAGCAGTATGAAATACGATTTCTACGTACTAGACGGCAACTCACGCTACGAAGTGAAAGTGGTGGATGACGAATACCTTCTGCGAAACATCAATACAGGCTTTAGCACAACGTACCCTGTGAATGATGACCCTGACAACTTTATGAATACCACGGAGCGTTTCTATGAGAAGGTATCTCCAACCTTCCCAGACACACTGAGTTTCTACCACGCTGGCACCACACAGCAATACAACTTGCAGCGTATTGGCAACCATTCGGTAGTACCCCTCTGGGCCTGCTCTGAAGACGGAGACAAGTTCCGAGGGGCCACCTACACAGCAGAGGAAATTGCGCATCATTTTGCAGAGGGGCATTGGAAGGAATTTAGCTTTGCTGAAGAAGCTACGAAGGAACGCGAGCTTGTGTTTCCTTTTACTGTTGAACATACAGACTCATCCAAGTCTGTCTACGTCATCACTGACGGCCCTAAAGAGGGTTTTGTGACTTGTGACGCGCATAAGGACTACTCATATGCAAATATCTGGTCACACGACGATTGTCGTCGGTTTATTACAGAGGGCTTGTGGCGGGTTATCTCCGTAGGCCCACAGAAGCCCATAGACCCGCCTACAAGCGCTTCCAGCATTCTTGGTAGCCCTACCCGACCAGCGCCTCCTATGCCTGCTGTGAAGCCTTACAAGGGCATTGAGATTACGAAGGAAACTGTTGGGCAGGTGAGTAGCTTATCTATCAAGATTGACTCTGATGATCTTGTGGAGGCTACAGAGCGTGCTGAGGCGTTGGCACAGGCTGTAGAGAATGTGAATATTGCGCTTGAGAGTTTCCAAGCTATCATCAAAGACTTCAATGTTAATGTGGAGATTTCTCATGACTGACGTGATTGCTGTTGGCGTACTGCGAGAAATTCTTGCAGAGATTAAAGGGCTGCGGGAGGATTTTAATAAGCAGTACCTCGTTTGCGAAGACCCTAGCCGTCAAGACCTACAACTTGCGGATGACTGGTATATGAAGGCTAACTCACTTGGGGAGGTTCTGTGATGGAGTACGCACCAAATCCTACTGGCACACAAGCGGGTTGCCGAGTAGTAGACTATGGCAGGGATATTGCTGACTTGGCACAGATTGTGAGTGCTTTGCAGCGGCAAGTGGCAATGCTCCATAAACGGATTGATGACATAGGTGCGACATACGGTTCGCCTACCGTGTACGGCATGCCAACCAGCGGTTTTGAAAACTACTAAGGAGAAGCTTTTGAGTAATGAATATAACGATTGGCAGGTACAGGCGATTGCTCTTGAGCGCACTGGTACGATGAGTCGCAGGAGTATTAGTGAGGCTGTGGGTGTTGCTCGCAGTACGTGCTTGGATTTTTTGCGGGCTTATGACAATGTAATTCACCCTAAGCAAGCAGTGGACAATCCCACCCACCTTGTTATTTTTGATACCCAAGTTCGTCCGGGCATCTCATTGGAGTATCTTCGATGGATCGGCGAATATATCTGTCGCAAGCGACCGGATGTCATCATCCACATGGCTGACCACGCAGACATGGCTTCATTATCATCTTACGACAAGGGTAAGCGATCTGCTGAAAACAAACGTGTCAAGGCCGACATTGAAGCTGCTATTGAGGGTATGGAAGTCTTGCTCGCACCTTTGCACAAACTCCAAGCGGAGCAAAATGCCGCTGGTGAAGCCGTGTACACCCCTCGGAAAGTGATTACGTTAGGAAACCACGAAGACCGTATCACTCGTCACGTTGAGGCTAACCCTGAGTTGCACGGCTTCCTGAGTATTGACGATTTGGAGTACGAACGCTTTGGATGGGAAGTGATTCCCTTCCTTACCCCGATTAAGATCGACGGCGTGAATTACTGCCACTACTTCCCGAATGTTATGACGGGCAAGCCGCTTGGTGGCACTGCTGCCAATATGCTTAAGGTGATTGGGGAATCGTTCACTATGGGGCACCGCCAGTTGCTAGATGTTTCGGTGCGTACTCTGCAAGCCAGCGG